ACACCCCATATTTCCTTTGGGTCATAAACAACGGTCCCTTCCCAAGCTGGTAATTCATTTTCTTCAACATTAATCCAATCTTCACCAAGCTTAATAGTATATTCAAGTTCTATTTCAATAATGAAATCTAACCCGTTTTTTGCAGCTGCATACTTATTCTCTTCCATATTTTTTGTATATGTGTTTTTTGTAATTTTCGAGTGCTTCAAATACAGATGGTTCGAGTGCTATTACTTTATTTCTATGGTCATTAGCAGCCAACCATATTTGGTAGCCATCAAATGAAGCATAAACTCCATCTCCTAAGTATTTATTTTCTTCTTCCATAACTAATCAAATTTAGTCCAGCAATCTCTACATATATACATTCTTCTTATTTTCCATTTTCTGTTACTAAATACTTTCGTATTTGCTTCAAAAAAGTTAGTACTATCACATTTTGGACACCCAGGTTCAGGCTGATTCCAAGGTGCAGTGGGGTCTCCTTCCCAAGTACTGCAAGGTAAATTACTATTTGCTCTTATCATTTTCTACTTTTTAAATAGTTATTAAATTCATCATCTACTTTAAACCAAAAATTAAAACCTTCTGGAGTCTTATTCCATCTAAAAGAACCCCAAATACTAGTTAACTCATGGTCTATTCCTTCCCAGTCTTTACAATTATTAAGAAAAAGAATATAAAGTTCTTTGTCTTTTGACATTAAAAAGTTTTTCAATTGTTTACTTACTTTTATATTAGGTATTAAATAGTAGTTTAACGTTTCATGCTTTTTACCTTTATAGTAATAAACAACCGAAGCAAAGTTTCCAAATGATTTGTATTCAATAGCAGTACGTTCAAGTATTTGGTTTTCGTGTACAACTAATACTTTTTCTTTTTTGCCGTTTTGATATATAACCCAACGGCTTCCAGAGTTATTAAGATAATACATTTCGTTTTTCATAGTGTAATTATTTTATGTTTACCTATTTGCCTTATGTGTGCTACAAGCTTACTCGCCATTTTCAAGATATGGTGAGAAGTTGAAGTGCATAGCATTGAGCGTCTCTTCAATTACTGTTATAGGTATTTCGTACATTATGCAAAAATTTTATCAAATTCATTATATATTTTATTGAGTCTGTTGGTTATGTTCTTTGTTACAGCTTTAGACTCTTTACTGTCATCTTTACTGACATATTTAACAACAGCCATAAGCTGTTTATGCTCAGATATTAACTCTTTAACTGTTTTAATTTTTGACAGTATTTGAGTCATCTTTATAGGTTCTTCACGTATTTCTCTTCGTAACACATCAAGATTGATTTTGAATTCGTTACGAATAGAAGTATTGGTATCAGCATCATTATGATTGCTGATAGAGCCAGCTGCCACTTCTATATTCCTAATGGCATGTAATACACGTTCTCTGTCCATGATTCTTATAGTTTTTAAATTAATACACTAATATACAAAAAATAATCCAGTAAAAAAAATAGTTTAATATGTTATATAACATCCCTGCCAAAATAGTATTATATTGAACATATGTTTATTCTTTCTATATTTTGTTAAATAGGTTGAATTATCTAACAATAAGTTAATGCTAAATTAATGTTAACATGTTTAACATAATGCAAGAAGTGGAAGCAAAAAAACTCTAATAATGCTCAAGTTGTGCACTCGAATGCTCACATAATGCTCTCATTTTTTTGACTAACTTATTGATTATTAATTATTTATAAGAAATAATGCTCAAATGCTATTAAATTTATATCTTTATAATGGAATACAATATGTTAAATAAAATAGTCTATTTAACAATTGCTATTTATATTTATTAAAAAGGACTTTTTTGTGCATTTGAGCATTTTTTGCTGTAACTTGCTGATTATCAATTAATTAATGAGTGCACAGTAGAGTTTTACGAGAGCACTCTACAGCATTATTAAAGGCTAACTTGCTGATTATCAATTATTTAGCCAAAATTGACTTGTGCACTCTGGTTTAACATTAGTAAAAATAAATTTTTAAATGTCAAATTAAAGTATTATCTTAGCAAAATAAAAAGTATATGTTATGGACTTTGAATTAGATGGCAAAATACGTGGTCTCGCCAAAGGAGAGAAGACTTGGATGCTGAGACAATTTGATGATTCTAAACCAAGACTTTATTATCCTCATGAATTACTTGATAAGTTTGTTGAGTACCAAGAATGGATGGAAGATAACCCTCTTTATGAACAAATCTTACATCAAAAATCAGGACAAACTGTTAGAGTCCCAAGAATGAGAGCAATGACTATAAAAGGATTTTGCCTTTTTGCTGGAATAGCCCAAAATACATTCTATGGTTATGCAAAAAAACCAGAATATCAAATAATAATTCAAGTAATAGAAGATGCCGTTTATGTACAAAAGTTCGAGGGTGCGAGTGCTGGACTACTAAATACAAATATTATCGTGAGAGACTTGGGACTAAGCGATACAGTAAAGCATAATATTTCTGATGACCGCAAATCAGTAGATGAGTTATTTCCAAGTGTTGAGGACATTGAAGCGGTTGAGGTTGAAGAAACGGATTTGGAGTATGTTAAGAAACTAAATGAACATGGAAAATCAGAGGAAGATTAACAAGAATTTTGCATTTTTAGTTCAGAAAGAGAAAGACCCGAACATAAGAGGTGTAATTCTTGAAGGCTCTTCGCGCTCCGGAAAAACTATTTCATCTGTTGATTTCTGCATCTATATCGGTACACGACTTGGCCACGGGTACACAATAAACGTACTAAAAGAAACGTACAACTCTTTTAAGACTACCCTTTATGACGATTTCGATAAGAGAATTAAAGATTTTGGCTTAACATCTCCATTCGAGAAGTCAAAAGAAGTAACCGTCTTTAATTTACTCGGGAATAAAGTAAACCTCATCGGATGTGACAAAGAGAGCAAGTTTCAAGGCGCATCATGCGATTATCTCTATATGAATGAGATGTTAGATATTGAGAAGTCTATTTTCGATCAAAGCGAGATGAGGTGCAGGAAGTTTTGGTGGGGTGACTATAACCCGAAGGTTACTTCTCATTGGGTATATGATAATGTTATACCGAGAGATGATGTTGCTTTTTTGCATTCAACCTTCAAAGATAATCCGTTCATTGCTGATACTGAATTAAACAAAATACTTGGGTATGAACCGACGGAAGAGAATCGTCGACAAGGCACGGTAGACGAATATAAATGGAAAGTTTATGGTCTTGGTATCAGAGCAGCAATGGAAGGACTTATTTTCCCGAATGTCACTTGGATTAATGAGTTTCCAGATAGTCTTGACGTCGAAACTTATGGCTTAGACTTTGGATATACATCTGACCCGTCAGCACTTGTTCGAATTGGAGTTAAAGGGAGAGATTTATTTTTGCAGAAGAAACTTTATCATCCGACACCAACACCAGATGATTTAGCCAAAGCTTTAGAAGTAACTTTACCTGAAGGTATGTATGCCTGGGCGGACTCGGCAGACCCTGGAATGATAACAGAATTACAATCTAAGGGATTTGGTATTTATGCTGTACATAAATTTCGTGGTTCTATTATTTTTGGTAATTCTTTGTTAAACAAATTTAATATTCATATTGTGCGCGACCCCGATTTTCGCAAAGAGCAAGAAAACTATAAATATAAAGAAATAAACGGTATAAAACTTAATGAACCTATTGATAAGTGGAACCATTTATGGGATGCTTCGAGATATGGGGCTCTAAGTGAACTTAGATTTCTTGTATAAAAAAAAAGAGTACCGAAGTACTCTTAATTCTAAGCTTTTAATTTTTATGTGAATGTTAGTTCTATTGTTTTTCCGTTAGATAACTTCCATCTCATTTCGAAGAATCCAGACAGTGATAAGCTGTGTTCCCACTTGATATGTTTAGTTTTTAACCTACATATTTCGTCTGCATTGTAATGCCCTTGTAACTGTACTTTATTTTTGGTAATATTAATACCATAATACAAGGAAGGATTTACGATACCCAATTTAATGAGTCTGTTTAATAAAGTAAGACTTTTTTCCATGACTAATAATTTAAGATGATTAATACTACTGCAAGTATAAAAACTACAATTGTAGCATACTTACAAATGTCTACAATCTGGTCTTCTGTTAAATTAAGATTAATTTTCATCACGCCACTCCTTTTTTATAGAATTTATATTAAGATTAACTACTCCGCCCTGGAGTCTTACTCTCCAGAACAATTTAAACGCTCTCTCGGTCAATAGACCTTTTAATGTAGGAAGGTCAAGCTCATACTCTTCACCACAGATTTCTACTTTGTACAGATTCATAATTAATTCTTTTTTTTCGTTAATTCGCTTAATAAGAATATAAATAATACTATTATAAACATAATTGTAATTACTATGTATTTTAGTATTCTTAGTGCTTTTGTCATACTTAATTTTTAGTTTTTACTATGTAACTTAGAATTTTAATTAATACTCTAATATAATCAAAAGATTTGATAGTTTATATGTTATATAACATCTACTTGCAATAGTTAGCATACTTTAACATTTGCTTGCACTTACTAAAATAGAGCACTATTTTACCATTCTATATAGAATAGTTTCTTTTTTATTTTTTTTGTCTGATTCTAATAGACTCAGAGTCTATATAGTCACCTCCCCTCAAAACTTGTTCGCTTTGTAGAAAGAGAGTGAATGATTACTCGCTCTCTTGTTCTATGTTTTATAATGTTGTTTAGGGGCTAACTTCTTAGTTTAGCGCAAGCCAGCTTTCTTTTCAATCAACCAACGTCTGTCAAGGATTGCTTTCCGTTCCACGCCCAGTTCCTCAACCATCTGGTCGACTGTCTTTCCTTCAAGCATCGCTTGTCTGACTTCCTCAGTCAAGTTTCGTTTAGTGCCTTGATTTTGGTTTTTTAAGCTCTCGGCCAAAGCTTTAGCCCTTTCTTTGGCTTCCTGGGCCTTCATTTCAGCTTTCGCCTTTTTCTCTTCCTCTTTCAGAGCTTTCGCTTGCTCTTTCAGCTCGCTCATCTTGGCATTCAGAGCGTCTTTTTGAGCTTGCATTTCGGCTTCTTTTTTCGCGAGTTTTTCTTTCAAAACTTCGATTTCACTTTTTTGAGCTACTTGAGCTACTTCATTTTTGTTTGTCATAACTACTAAATTTAAATTGTTAATAAATAAAACTACTAATCATAATAGAATGTTGTTATATTTTCATTCTACTTTTGATATATAAATATACTAATACTATTTGATATGAGTGCTAAATTAATGCTAAATAAACACTAAATAATCGTTAACAACATATGTTCAATATTAGTGCTATTTGACATAATACTACTTGCCATAATGCTACTTATCATAATAGTATTTGACATAATACTAAGCTAAGCAGTTGAAAAATTATGCTAAGCTGCCTGGGTGTCCGTCTCCGAATCTGAATTTCAACTTTTTTACAACTTCCCCCTCAGTGTTCCCCTCATTTTTCACACACACTGCACTTCAAATTACCTACTTAACATAATAAAAATAAAATTGGAAATATGTATACAACGTGTTGAAATAATATTTATATTTGTTGCATGAGTAAAAAAGTATTACAACCACAGGCTGCTGTATATTATAAACGACTTATACTTGTCGCTGACCGTTACCAATTGCTTCTCAAAAAATATAGTAACTTAAAAACAGCATTATGGATAGTAAGCTTAATCGCAATCGTGGAGTTACTGGTAATTCTTTCGAATCTCGGCTTAGTAAGTCTATAATTAAAAAGAAAAAGAATGAAAGTATTCGGGAAAGAACTAAACCTGTTCGGAGCAACAAAAAGTCAAGAAAGATTTGACGATAGTACTTTCTTCTATTCGTTTGACCAGGTGGCCACTTACAATTCAAGTGGTGGTGATGATATTAAGAGACTTAAAGCATTTTTGACTATTCCTGAAGTTAACGCTATATTTAATTTACGTGCACGTGCGCACGGGAACTTTAAAATAATGGCGGTCGATTTAAAGGGTAATCCTATAGCAGATTTTAAAGACCCCTTAATTGATATTATTGAGAATCCTAACTATTTCCAGTCAAAAGAAGAATTCTTCGGTCAAACAAACTTATTCAGAGACATATTTGGAAATGAATTTATTAATTTAACAATTCCTATTGGTATGAGTAAGCCAATCGGACTATTTTCATTGCCATCTCAAAATGTTGAAGTAGTAAACGTAAATTCTGTTCATTCCGGCACGGGACCATTCTTTTTACTAAAAGATTTACCAGAGTCAGTACAATACAAATTTAAAGATACTGATGGTAAAGTATACCCGCTTCGTTATGAAAATTTATTGCATCTAAACGATAATAATGTAGTATTTAAAAACAATCCCGATTTCTTGAAGGGGTTATCAAAATTAGATGCCCTCGCTGCTCCACTGGAGAATATAAAAGTAGCGTACGAAGCTCGAAATGTAATTATCGTAAACCGCGGTGCCATCGGTATTCTTTCAAATGCAGCACGAGATGGCATAGGTAGTGCTGCACCAATGAATAAGTTTGAGAAAGAGAAATTGCAGCAAGAGTTTAAAAAGTATGGCTTGTCAAAAAATCAATGGCAAATTATAATTACAAACCTGGCACTTAACTGGCAGCAGATGTCAATTGATATAGACAAACTTAAGCTATTCGACGAAACAAGAGAAGATACACTTAAGATTTGTGATGCATACGGGACCCCCG